AGTTCCCTGAAGGAAGCCAGCAGCGCGCTGTTCGACGCTCTGGAATCCAGTAGTCATTTGAATGCGGGAAAATGGGTCTGACCCAGCACTCCACTGAGGAACACCAATACGTGGTGAAGTAGTAACTGCCATTGCTGGCAATGTTACTTTACGACCGGGGTCGCGAGATTAAATCTGGAGTAGTAACTCCTGAGAAAGGGGTGTCTCACTAATGTAATACTCATGGATTGGAAGAACATTCTCTCGCGTGCTGCATGGACTTTTGTCCAGGCCGCTCTGTCTACCTTCGTTGCCGCGGAGGTTGCCTTGGATGTGGATAGCCTCAAGTCAGTCGCCGTCGCCGCAGTTGTGGCTGGTGGCTCTGCTTTGCTCTCCTTCCTCAAGACACTTGCAGCAGAGCAGCTTGCAAAGCACAACGCAGCATCTGCATAAGTAAATCGTTGACATAGCTTCCCACTTCGAGTACCATGTGTCTCGATGGGACTAAAAGACATACCTTTCCCGGCGTCTCGTAACGCCGACGTTCAAGCATTGGTCGAGGGGTCCATCCCCGATATGCCAGACTGGAATCAAGAGGGTCTCTGCTGGGAGACGCAGGACCCTCTTTTCTTTGAGCCTGATGAGGAATCAGCCAAACAAGCCATAGAAATCTGCAAGAACTGTCGTGTTCGTTTGAACTGTCTACAGTCTGCGTTAGGGATGGGGAGAGACAAGACTCTCCAACGTGAGGGTGTGTGGGGTGGATACTCTGCGGATCATCGTCACTCCTTACTTAAGCAGATTGGGACCATCAAGAGACAAATAGGCAGGACGCAAAAGGTTCGCTAAAGTCCCATTGTGGTTCGAAAGCGAATGTTTCTGGATGTGTCTGTTGTGGATGCAGCCAGGCAAAGAATCCGTCACGTCTATGACTCCTTCGACACCGTAGCTGTCCAGTTTTCTGGCGGTAAGGACTCGACCGCTGTTCTCTATCTTGCCAAGGAAGTTCACGAAGAACGTGGGCTTGGTCCAGTTAAGGTCATTTTCCGCGATGAAGAAATGGTGTCTCCTGCCGTGGCTTCATATATAGAAAAGGTTGGGGGCTTCGATTGGGTAGACCTTGAATGGTACTGCCTCCCCATGGGACAAGAGATTTGGGTTCTTGGCCGACGAGAGTACGTATTGCTTTGGTCTCAGAAGAGAAGAGAAGAGGGGAGGCTCGTTCGTGATATCCCCGAAGGGGCAATCACCGCCGAGAGCTTTGGCTTGACCGCTGATCGTCCGGTTCCCATGTCTATCGACTACTACACGATGCAGGGCAAGGAAGGAAGGGTTGCTTTTGTCACTGGAGTTCGTGCCAACGAGTCGATGATGAGGTACCGAGCCGTAGTCCAGAAGTTGAACGAACCATACATCCAGAGGCCGTGGAAGCTCTCGAAGTCCATTCCTTTGCGTTTTGCCAAGGTTATCTACGACTGGACGACGGATGATGTACTCAAGTTCATCACAGAAGAACATGAGGCTGAGTATTCCGCTTTCTACGACTACGCAGCGCTAGGGCACGCAAACACCCGAGTAGGCATACCCCTTCATGCTGTTGCTGCGCGTCGGCTCAGTGATGTGGTCAATACCGAGCCAGAATTCTTTGATGCTCTCTACGACGCTTTCCCTCAGATTGATGCCCAACGTCGGCTCTGGAAGGATTTCGACATTGAGCGATTGATTGCCGACTATGCCGCTGATGGATGGGATGGTGTGAGGGATTGTATCGAAGACCACATGCTCACTGAGGGAATCGAAAAGACGGCAATGGCCTTTGTTGCCAAGTACCGAAAGAAGCATGAGAAGGACCCTTATGGGTATCCCGTGGATCACCTGATCCGTACCCTTCTCCTTAAGGACTTCCACGGAACGGCCCCCTCCCCTGTCGGCCCCAAGACCAAGAGTGATGCCATGAGGAAGGCTATGGCAGAGCTAGACCAACTAGACCGGAAGGATGATCAAGTATGAGATTCTCTTATGAGGACTGGAAAGCAATCAAGCCCGCAAGCTGGACGACGGCAGGTCATGTACTCAGGCCTGATATGAAACTGCTCAGGTACAGCATTGAGGAATATGGATGGTTGCAACCAATCATCGTTCGAGAGGAGAACAACGAGATTATCGACGGGTACCATCGCTGGGTCCTCGCCGCCAACTACCCACAGAGACTGGGTCAGGAGATTCTTGTTGGGTGGGTGTCTTGTAGTGATGTCGATGCCATGGTCATGCACATCATCCTGAATCGGGCCACGGGTAACCTCCTCAACCGCAAGGTGTCCAGATTCGTGAAGCAAATCCTCAGGAGTGGGAAATATGAAGAAGAGGAGCTTCGTCACATGTTTCGAATGAGTCCTGATGAATTCGAGTTGATGATGGATGGGACTCTGATCAAGATGCGCAAGGTTCAGGATCACACATATAACAAGGCATGGGTTCCCACGGAAACCAGCGGAGTTGATATAGTGATAGAGAGGCCCCCCAACAAAGATGGATAGTCATGAGCTTGGACAAGGTGATCTTCGATGAAATCAGCCACCACCCCGAGGGGTCGTTCAATACTGCCAGCGAAGTTTCGGGATGGGTCAAGGAGCGCCTAGCTCCCAAAACAGCCTGGTATTGTCGTAAGTACAACACTACGCGCGCTCGCAAGCATGGTCGAAGCAAGTGCGTGACCAGAATCAAGACAGATGGAGAATGGGAGAGTGACTTCCATTCTGCAAAAGCCAATGGCTGTGGGCAGTATTGGCTGGTTCGCAAGGGTTGAAAAAAAATCGAAAAAAATACAGAATTGGGGTTGACAAGGTTGGAAAGTGGTGGTAAGGTTCTCAATGAGATGACTGAAAAGACCGCCTTTGCATGGACCCGCACACATGGGTATAGCTCTGCCCTGATTGCGGTGCAGCCAAATAGGGGCGATATATAGGTCTTCTGTAGGAACAAAAATTCTGCGGAAGGCCTCCCACTCGGGAGGCTTTTTTAGTAGGATTTGACAACTGAAATCGAGAAGCTAACTTCTCACAAGCCTTCGACGCCTAACAGGTGAGGCACCTGGCTCTTAACCAGGAGAACAGAGTTCGAGTCTCTGCGAAGGTACGCCATAGCGAACGGAGTTTGACAGCCGGGAGCAGGTGGGCGCAGGGCCGCATTGACGGTGCCACCCACGAGAGGGCCTGGAGCAGGCGGTAACGCGGTCTGGTGGCCCCCAATAATCAAATATTCCTATGGGGAGTTTCGGCTCCCCATACATTCGGAGGTAGATGTTGGTGTCCAAGCGTGGCTCTGAACCACGTGCACGAGGGTTCGATTCCTTCCCTCCGAGCTTCCGGTCCCTGAACCTGCGGCCAGCTAAGCCTGGCGAGCGAATGGGACCGACTTGGGGAATTAGCTCATTTGGAAGAGCGCCGCTTTTGCAAGGCGGAGGTGACGAGTTCGAGTCTCGTATTCTCCACAACCGCTACGAGGGTCCTAGGCCCGTCTGAGTAGCGGACATGGTAATGTAGCTCAGTTTCTGGTAAGAGCACCTGTCTGAAAAACAGGGGGTCGTCGGTTCGACTCCGACCGTTACCACGAGCGAGGAGATGTGGGTTCGATTCCCGCCGGGAGGCAATGCGTTATGCGGTAAGTCCTCCTGTAGCTCAATTGGCAGAGCGCCTCGCGTGAACTTGCGGCATTAGTCTAGTTCGGTTCATGACGCCACCCTCTCAAGGTGGAGATCACGGGTTCGAATCCCGTATGCCGTACGAGGGCGAAGGCGGGCCTCCCGATAGTGGAGGGTGCGCGCGCCCTATTGTGCAAGAAAGGAGGCCGCACGCTGGTACAAGGGCATGTTCCCTAAACGTGCAGCCAAACAGTAAGGCAGGTGATGAGGAAAACCTAGGGGTGCGCACTCCTGGGTGAGTAGTCGGAGGACTGATCTAGCTGGCGGCTTAAGAACGAGGCGACGCTACGCGCCTACTCCTTTCGGAGGTTGACAGTATACCTGAGAGTGTCCGCGGCACTCTCAAAAACTGTCACCATGCCACCTTAGCTCAGTGGAATTAGAGCGCCAGGCTTCGAACCTGGGCGTCGGGGGTTCGAATCCCTCAGGTGGTGCTGGCATCGCAGCCTGGGTGCAACCCAACGGTAGTTTCGCACCTACCGGGGTGAGCGGTGCACATTGTAGCTATAACTCAATTGGATAGAGGGTCAGCTTGCGAAGCTGGAGGTTGCAGGTTCGAGTCCTGCTAGCTACACAAACCGATAGGTAGGCTACTGAGTTCAATTCTCAGCGCAACCGCATGGGGGGATGGCCTCCCCTGGTTGTGGCAGGCTCGCAGTCAAAACCGATTCGGTTAGGTCCCCGCCGAGTAGTCTGTTGCGCGCAGGCCAGTTGCGGGGACCGTGCATGAGACCGTGGCCGAATAGTGAGGTACGTGGTTGCAACCCACGGTATGCTGGT